TATACCATTAAGTTTTAGTTTTAACCTAGAGTTATCCCAAATGAAAAGGAAAAAACCATCACTATCATTCAGTGACTTAATGCACCATCAACAAACTATTTTTGCGAAGTATGAATCAGAACTAAGTGAGTTAGGATATAATAAAGAACTATATACAGACTTGCTTACTAGTGAAGTAATAGTAATTGGAGAACCACAAGAGTCTGCTTCAGTACTTTATGACACTTATTCTAAATACCCATCAGTATGTCGCACTAGTTTAACTAAAGAGGAATAATAATGGAAATTATTGAATCGTATACTAAAGAAGAAAAGCTCAGTGTAATTATGCTATCGGAAAAAGTCTATAGCATAGTGTTTTATGAGAACGATAAATGGGTAGGCGGTATTGAATATCCAAACAAGCATATTAGTTATGTTGAAGACGCCGCAAGTAATTGGATAAATGGCATTTTAACCAGAGATACAATCAAACAGTATAGTAGCGCATTATGAACTTAAACGGCAAAACCGTTATATTATGCTTGCCGGGTAATATGTATAGTGGCAAATTTATGACAAGTTTGCTTGAACTTGTATTTCATATTAATAGACAAGGCGCTCAAGCAATAGTTAGTCAACAGTATAGCAGTATGGTAAACTTTGCTCGTTGTAAAGTTGCAGGAGCAGATGTAACTCGTGGTCCAGATCAAAAGCCATTTAATGGTCAACCATACGATTATATGATGTGGATTGACAGTGATATCGCATTTAGCAACGAACAGTTTGATCAGTTGGTAAACATGGATTGTGATGTAGCAAGTGGATGGTATCAACAACCTGGCGGTAGTACTCCAGTAGTTGAAAAAATGGATAATGAATTCTTTCAAGAACATGGCACATATCAGTTCATTAGTGGCAAAGAGATGCGAGAGCGTAAGTTCGAGTTTCAAGCTGATTACATTGGCTTTGGTTGGGTATTAATTAAGCAGGGTGTATTTGAGAAGATGAAATATCCTTGGTTTGCTCCCAAACAGATGAAAGTAGGCGACTACTATGATATGTGTAGTGAAGATGTCGCTTGGTGTTTAGATGCGAAAGAGGCTAATGTTGAAGTATATGTAAATCCAAGAGCTTGGGTTGGACATGAAAAAACACAAATAATTTAAACTATTTTATAACCTATTGAAAACACTGGAAACCTTTGTTCTGTTTTTTGTTGACTATCTGATCTAGAACTGCTAGAACATTAGTATAAGTTAAACAAAAGCAAGGAATACAAAATGGTAATGTTAAACACAGCAATCCAAGCAATTCAAAACAGTGATCGTGATGAGCTAAATCAAATTATTGCAGCAGTTAAACTGCGCCAAACATTCCTTGCTCGTCAAGCATCACGTTCGTTTATGGTAGGTGACATTGTATCATTTACAGGACGCCGTAATGCTACAGTAACAGGGCGTGTTACAAAAGTTAACCAAAAGACAGTTGTTGTACTTGATAACAATTCTAGAACACAGTGGAAAGTTACTGCATCAATGTTAACACCACTAAGCATAGGAGCCTAATATGTGGGCAATTGAAGCAAGAAATTTCGGTGAGAAAAAAGATTACTTTTATCAGTCAGGACTGACAATGAAAGAAGCTCACCGTATGATCGCAAAAATGTCAAACAGTGGCAACTGGGCCAGCTGTCGTGCTTGGGATAAAGTTGCTGAATGGAAGCAAGAAGAAGCTAACGAACGTATTCGTAAATTTAGTGGGAAGTTATCAGTATGAAAAAGTCAGAAACAGTTTATAATGTAGAGCAAGCCTTGTCATTGTCTGTATATGTTGATGATCAACAAGGTTTTATTAAAAGCGGGTATGGTTGGTACGATTCAGATAAAGGCCAGGAAACCAAAGATAATAAAACTGTAATCTTTCATTATATGAATGGCACAGTTGATATGCCAGAAATTACTGACAAGCAAAAAGAACGTGCTATTGAAATCCGTGAATACTTCAAGGGTTCACTGGTGGCAAAGAAGCTCATGGGCACACTCAATAACTTTGAAGACGGTGTTATCAAGTCAATTGGTACAGACGAAACCAACAGTTTTGGTATTAGTGTTATTGCTAGTTTGCCAAATAGTTTGCGTATTGCAAAAAAGCGTGATGACCTAGACAATTGGTTTGACGAACTACGTGACAAAAGTGAGTTTATTGGTAAACGTGGCGAACGTCTGCGTTTTGGTGTATATGTTCGTGATGTAAAGTTTATTGCCAAATATGGAATTCACTTGGTAACTTGTGTTGATAAAGATGAGAACATTGTGAAGTTCTTCTTTAGTAAAGAACCTGACATTGCAGGATTGCTTGAAGGGCGTAACGTTATTCTTACTGGTAAAGTAAAGCAACATGACGTCAGCAAGTTTAGTCAGTGCAACGAAACTGTAATTAATTACGTAAGAGTAGAAGAAAGTGCTTGACTTATCAAATACCTGATGTTATTATGAATGTATAAACAGAGCAAATGGAGTGAGAAACAGATGCAACAAGTAATAGTACATAACGGAACATACCGCAATATGCCAGTAACTGACAAAGTCTTTAAGATGACTAAAGAATACAAGGACGGTGCAACCGGCCCTTATATCACAGTATGTGGCAAAGAGCATAATGATATGCCAGATCGTAATGTCCGTATTAATGTAAAAGGAACAACTTGCTTTTCATTAATGACAAATGGTGAAGTAGAAACACCAGAAAAAACTGAAACAGACGCAGAGATAATTGAACGCCTGCGTGAACGTTTTCAAGTATTAGAAGATATGACATACGCATCATGTGATGGTGTTGTCCGTGGTATGGTTGTTACTGGACCTCCAGGCGTAGGTAAATCCTACGGTGTAGAGAAGGTAATGAATGAAGCGGAAATGATGAATAAAATGGGCGGAGGTACTACAGGTACTGGACGCAAATATGGAATGGAAAAAGGTGCCGCAAGTGCCATTGGTTTGTACAAGCTACTATTTGAATATGCCAACGAAGGCAGTGTACTAGTATTAGATGACTGTGATAGTGTATTGTACGATGAGACATCACTTAACTTGCTTAAAGCGGCACTAGACAGTAGCCCAAAGCGGTTCCTGAGCTGGCGTAGTGAAAGCCGTGTGCTTCACAACGAAGGCATTCCAGACAAATTCGAGTTTAAAGGTTCGATTATCTTTATTACTAACCTCAAGTTTGAAAAAACACGTGGTAAGATTAAAGATCACCTAGACGCTATTATGTCACGGTGTCACTATTTGGACCTTACACTGGATACAATGCACGAAAAGTGGTTGCGTTGTAAGCAAATCGTCACTGACGGTATGCTAAACGAATATAACTTTAGTGAGTCTGATCAATCAGATCTACTAGATTATATTCACACTAACCGACTCAAGCTACGTGAAATGAGCTTGCGTATGGTACTCAAAATTGCCGATCTCAAGAAGATGAACGGCGATAAATGGAAACGCTACGTAGAAATGACTTGTATGCGGCGTTCCTAATAGACAGTGCAATAGTAGACCTCCTCTGTCTGCGTCACTCTCACTCAATGCTATTGCACAAACTGGGGCTCGGTAAGACATCTTACCGAGCCCTCTTTATTATAAGTATTATTGACAACCCCCAAAAGATAGTGTAGTATATCAAATATGAAATGTAAAATTATTCTTAAAGACGAGGTTAACTGTAAAGTTGAAGGCCTCGACTTACAAACTCGTCGTAAATGTGAACAAAAATTAAAGTTCTTTTTGCCTTATGCTAGACATGTTCCTGCTTATAAACTAGGACGTTGGGATGGATGCGTTGGCTACTTCACTATGGGCGGCAATACTTTTGTTAATGCACTTAGTCATGTTATTCCAATACTACAAGAACAACGATATGAATTCGACATAGAAGACAATCGCAATGCTTGGGATTTAAAGTTTTCAGAAATAACTGAAGAACATTTTAGTGATCGAGTATGGCCAGAGAAACATCCTGCTGCAGGACAACCTGTTATACTACGTGATTATCAAGTAGGCATTATCAATAAGTTTATTAGTAATACACAAAGTATTCAAGAGATTGCTACAGGCGCTGGTAAGACACTAATGACAGCGGCACTTAGTAATCTAATTGAGCCTTATGGGCGCAGTATTGTTATTGTGCCAAACAAAGATTTGGTAACACAGACAGAATTAGATTACATCAACTTGGGTTTAGATGTAGGTGTGTACTTTGGTGACCGCAAAGACTTTGGTAAGACACACACCATTTGTACATGGCAAAGTTTAAACATCATGGAGAAACGTTTCCGTGATGGCGAACAAGATTGGGGACTGGATGAATTTTCTGAAGGTATAGTATGTATTATGGTAGACGAAGTACACCAAGCCAAAGCTGACGTACTTAAAAAACTACTAACAGGTCCGTTCCGTAATGTACCTATCCGTTGGGGACTAACTGGCACAATACCCAAAGCAGATCATGAACGTTTAAGTTTAGAAGTAAGTTTAGGTGAAGTTGTACATCAGTTAGCCGCCAGTGAACTACAAGACCAAGGTGTACTTGCACAGTGTGACGTTAATATTTTACAAATGCAAGATAGTGTTAGTTTTGGAAACTATCAGAGTGAACTAACATACTTGACAACTGATAAAAATCGTTTAGACTACTTAGGAGACGTCATTGCTAATATGGCTGAAACAGGCAATACACTTGTATTGGTAGATAGAATTAAAGCAGGCGAAGGACTAATTGAGCGCCTAGGTGAAGAAGCTGTTTTTATTAGTGGCAGCATGAAATCAAAAGATCGAAAGGAAGAATACGATGAAGTTAGTGAAGCAAATAACAAAGTTATCATTGCAACCTATGGAGTGGCTGCCGTGGGTATTAACATTCCTCGTATTTTTAATTTGGTTCTCTTGGAGCCTGGCAAGTCCTTTGTAAGAGTAATTCAAAGTATTGGACGTGGAATACGTAAAGCACAAGACAAAGACAGTGTACAAATTTGGGACATTACTAGTAGTGCTAAGTTTAGTAAACGCCACTT